ACAGACAATAAAAGGCGTTAATTGTTTTTTAGAGGACAATGCAACATGTGTGGTGAAGTTGTCTGATGTACAAGAAGAAGTTGCAAGTGACAGCCAAAAGCACAGCGTTGTGATTTTCCCGCCTAAAGAATTTAAATACCGTGCGTTGTCTGAAAACGCTTCTGAATCTGAACACGAGGAAAACACGTTGCGTTTCAACGGTGAGTTTAGGCAGCAAATCATTAAAGAATTTGAACGAACGGGTCTTGATGTTATGATCGATTTTAACCATCTATCATCAGGGGGCTTGTTTAATTTCCCGTCACGTGAAGAAGGTGCGGCGGCGGGTTGGATAACAGCGTTGCGTGATGGCGGCGATGAAAAAGGGTTGATTGCAGAAATCGAGTGGACAGATCTAGGAAAACAAGCTGTAAAAAGCGGTCAGTATCGTTATATGTCGCCAGAATTTACAATGCGCTCTTATGATAAAGCCACAGGAAAAACAACAAAGAGCCCAAGGCTCTACGCGCTTGCTCTTACAAACCGCCCATTTTTAGAGCAGCAACAAGCCCTTGCAGCGTCTGAAATAATCATGCAAAAATTATTGCAACAAGAACATCTTATTGAAGAGGATGAAAAGCATATGGCTGAAGAAGAAAACGTAGAAGACATTATCAACGACGCTGAAGAAAAAGCTTTGGATGCGTTGGCTGCTCAGAAGAAAGCTTTAGAGGCTTTGGCTGGTGTGGAAGAAGCCGAAGATCCAGAAGAAGAACCCGTTGCCACACCAGAAGACGCAAAAGTGGAAGAGCAGCAGGTGATGGCTTCTGAAATCGCAAAATTGAAATTAGAAGCCGAAGTGGCCAAAGCAGCTTTAGCGGAAATTCGCAAAACGCAAAAGCAAGACGCGATTACACATGCAATGAGCGAAGGCCGTGTGGTGCCGTCAATGCTGCAAGTTGTGCAGAAATATGCAGACGCATGCGGTGATGATGTGGGCGCTCTTAAAACATTTTTGAACAGCCTCCCAAATCAAGTGCGTGCACAGGCTATCGGTGTGGATGCCGAAAACTCCAAAGCCTTAACGTTGCAAAACGCGACACAAGCCGAGCGTAAACTTGCTCAAGCCTTTGGTCTAACAGCCGAAGAAGTAGAGAAGTGGTCTGGCTGGCATAGCATAACAGCCGATGGAAAGTTTAGAAACGCCGAAGGTGAAGTTATTGCTTCGTTGGAAAAACGTAATTAACATTGTCTTAAAACATACTGTGCGCAAAACGCACGAGGGATAAAATCATGACAGCTCTTGCCGCAGCAAAACAACCCGACTCAAAACACTTGGGCCATGTGCAACAATATTTGATGGCCACTTCAACCACAATTTATGCGGGTGCTTTGGTTTGTATCAATGCCTCTGGTCTTGCAGTGCCAGCAGCAGACACAAGCGGCTTTAAATGTGTCGTGGGTGTTGCAATGGAGACTGTGACATCTGCTTCAAGCGGAAGTTATTACGTGGATGTTCAAGAAGGTACCTATCTTTTAACCGCATCGTCAATCACGCAAGCACATGTCAATTCTGTGATGATGGTTGTTGACGATGCGACAGTGGACAATTCGTCCACAAACTCTGTACCCGCGGGCGTTCTTGTTGAATACGTCTCCGCAACCCAGGGGTGGGTGAAAGTAGGCGTAGGTTTGCGCCAGAGCTGATTTTATTTAGATTGCATTTTAGCTTGTATTTTATTGTGTTTTTTAAACGTTTTAAAACATGAGATTTAAAACATAAAGGATTTTAACATGAGCGTTTCCTATACACCATCGCAGGTTTTGAAGGCCGCAAAAGCCACGTTCTCGAAATACTATGCTAGCGAGATGTCGCTTGTGCAGAAGCTGGCTTTTATTGAGTCATCTGTTTATCCATCAGAAGTTTACCCATGGCTTGGGCCAGCTCCACAAATGCGGGAATTCAAAGACGAGTTAGAGTTTACTGCATTGTCGGACACAAATTACACAATCACAAATGCAATTTATGCAAGCGGTGTGCAATTCAGAAGAACAGATATTGATGATAATCAGATGGGCACAATCAGAAAACGCATACAACAAATGGCTGTTGTTGCGTCTGCCCACCCAAACAAGTTGTTAAATTCTTTAATCACATCGGGCACATCTTCGACATGTTACGATGGAGCAGCATTTTTTGCGAACTCCCACCCTGCACGCGGTGCGGAAGGTGGCGCACAAGATAATTTGTTAGCGGGTACTGGTACATCAACCGCAGCTTTTGCTGATGATTTTGCTTCGACCAAAGCTGTTATGATGGGTTTTAAAGCCGAGAATGGCGAACCCTTCCACGGAGACGGCGTCGGGATTAATTTTTTAGTGTGCGTTGCCCCAGTGTTGGAACGCCCCGCAAGAGAGGCCTTGTCTTCGCAGCTTATTTCCAACACGACTAATATTTTAGCGGGTCAAGCTGAAGTTATCGTAATGCCACGATTGGCGGGTAACTCTTGGTACCTTTTTGCAACCAACGCGGCTGCAATGCCATTTATCCATCAAGACCGCGAGCCATTAGAATTTACCGCCGATGAATCGGGCAGCGACGCATTTACCAAAGAAATCTACAAGTACAAAGCCCGTGTGCGTTACGCACAAGGTTATGCGTATTGGCAGTGTGCGGCTAAAGTCGTAAACAGCTAATATCAAAAAAGCTAACATTATATTATGTTTTTTAGGGGGGTGCATATGTGGAAAATTAAATTAAAACGTGCTGTTTGGCCCGTGCCTTTATTGCGTGATGGCAAAGGTTTTAATGCACCGATGAAAGAGTTATCTGCACTGCACCCCACTATGTTTGCGCATTTGCCTCCGTCGCATGTCGCGGACAAGAATTTAGAATATGTTTTTGTTGAAGACGCGCAACCGCAAGAGCAACTACAACAGCACCATACTGCACAACCCGCTGTAAAAAAACGGAGGTAGTATAACATGGGTGCGTATGCAACAGTGGCAGACATTCAAGCGCGTTTAGCTTATTGGACTATCGACGTATCAAGCCAGCCGTCTACCTCTCAGGTCTCACAGTGGATTGATGAATGTGAAAGTTTGATTGATGGCGCACTGCAGGCTGTTGATCTTCCAGCACCGTATGCCACCACGCACGCGATACGTATTTTGAAAAGTTGGGTTGCCTCTGGTGTTGAGGGTCTTGTCCGCCGTGCACACGCTGCCGCTGCGGGAGAAGGCCAAACAAACGAAGACGGCAAAGACCTGATAGAAAAATTTGATAATGTTTTAAAAGACATTTTAGCAAAGCCTTCTATCTACGGTGCGATGCTTGCAGGTGGTAGTGCCCCCGCTGCAGCTACGCGATTGCGTGCTTACCAAACACACAACGCTGATGGTCTTTCTTCAACGGATGCGTCTTTTAATCCAACGTTTAAAAGAAGCGACGTGTTTTGATATGGCAATTAAAATGAAAGTCTTGGGAAAAGACATTTTAAGAAAGCGCATATCAAAAGTAGAGCGCAACTATTTGCATGCAATGGCTTTAGCGTTGCAACAAGAAGGCGAATCCATAGCCGACAGCTCAAAAGAAATCGTCCCTAAAGAAACAGGCGCATTAGCGCGAACAATATTTGTAAGACCCCGTGTGCGTGCGAAGGGATCTCATGTCTTGGTGGGTTATGGTGCGTGGTATGCCGCGATTGTGCACCAAAGACTTGATGTTCGACACGAAAACGGGAAAGCCAAATTTTTAGAACAGCCTCTTAACGATGCATCGAATGGCTACATCCAACGTGTTGGCAACGCAGCAGAAACGTTTGCAAAAGCAAATAAAAGATTCAGGCGTGGCAGCGGAAAGTATCCAGAGATCCCCGCAAAAGCAAATCGTGTAGGTGCATTTTCAAACATTGCAGACAGGCCCAAAAACGCTTACGTGCCTAAAGACACCAACGCAAAAGAAGGCGGTGGCGACGATGAGTGATCCAGCTCTCGATGTCGTGAGCCAGATTGTTGCTCAAGGTGTTTCTGGACTAACGCTTAACAAAAATTTATTTTCAACAATACCACCACGTGCCCCAGGGCGTGGCGTCCCCCAAAAAGCTGTGTTCGCGCTTCAGAGTGGAGGCCGCACACCCACAGGTTTTTTAGACGGAAACAGTGGCATAAACATGAGGTACCCAGTGGTGACTTTGACTGTGCGTTCCTCTCCACACAATTTTTCAGAGGGGCAACAACTGGCAAGAGCAGTTTATAACGCGCTTCACAGAAAAAGTTTTGGGAATTATGTCTCTGCAATTATAAGACAATCAGAGCCTTTGTATTTGCAACAAGAAGAAAACGGTTGCTTCGTGTGGAGTATGGATTGTGACTTGTTGGCTGTAGAGTAGCTGTAGCGCATTGCATTTTAGGCAGTTGTTTCTTAGTATTTTTTTAAACATGCATGTATAAGGAGTTTTGACATGGCACACATTTTAGGCACAGCAAGTAAAGTA